CATTGTGTGTGTTTGGTGTGTGGTGTGGTGCGACCGGCTAGATACAAGATGATCCAATGCTCTCCACAATCAAGATTTATTTTCAAAAATCTAAAATTTTATTTTTATTCTTTCTTGACATTTTTTCAAAATCCTTTTGAGGTGCTTGTATGCTAGCTCTACGGGCAGAGATAAAAGATTCATCATGCCTCAAGATCGGGAAAAACATTTCCAGAATCCCCCATCCATGATGAGATTTTCAGCAATCTAGATACTATTACTATGAGGCAAAAACCACCCAAAAAAGGCTATGTCACCATGAGCCAAGGTCAATAAAAACGCGACAGCGGGCATCCTGGAGGACTGTTATCCTGATGTTATTGACAAGGCAGGCGAAAGGGGGGAAAGTGTCACTCCTTCAGAATGACAACTGCAAAAGAGAAAATGACAGGAAAACCATCTAAGTTGACAGCCCTCGATCACGATGGACTAGAGGCCGTGTATCTCGCGAATGATCGAGACATGAAACGAACATCAGAGCAAACGGGAGTGAAGATAAATACTCTGTACGTTATAGCCAAACGGAAAGGATGGTCTACTCCGATGAATGCGGTCAGGAAGATCAAGGAGGGAAAACGAGAGCTGGATGTGATGCAGCCGGGGATTGTCAACGATGTCACCGATGCTATCAAATCGACGTTTTCTGACCAGCGTGAGGGATTCCGGTCATCAATGTCATCAGCTCTCCATCGCACCGGCGAGTATATAAGCACACTACCCGGTGACGCTATCCTATCAGAGTCCCGGCGGGTAAAGGACATTCTTGACTCTGGTGCAAAGCTGTACGGGTTTGGTGATGACAACACTAAAGCTCAGATAAGCGTCAATGTACTAGGCCTGTCCCTCGATGGATTCTCTCCAATGCCCACAATCAGCCTATAATATCAGATAACGTTCGTAAAGGATAGTAGAGTTAGTAGGATGTTTACAGTGTCGGAAATGATTAAGCGCAATCCTGATCGGTAATTCTACTGATTAAAGCCTTGTGAGTATATGTTAAATAGCCTTGTGCGTCTGGCTGCCGGGCTGCCAGGAGATAAAAAAGGATGCTTTTTTTTTACAGCGGGAAGGTGACGGGCACCGGGGTCAGGCGCGAGAGTCTCGCCGTCGTGTTTACGAGAAAACCCCTATACAATTTTTCCACAAAATCCCAGAGTGACAAACTACTTCCTACTCCTCTGTTTAGAAACCGACTGTTCTTTCCAGTGGGCTTTTCCATAGATCGTTTGCTCGGCTATTTCCTTGGGTAGTTCTTGAACGAATATTTTTAGATGGAGAGAATATTCTGGATTCATGAGTGGTATTAGATGAGAGAACTCTTCCCCTAGCAGAGCTAGTTTTTTAGCTTCGGAGAGTGTTTGTATGGATAAAGAATGGTTTTGATGATTCATATATTGATATATTATTATAAAACTCTACTGCGTAGGCTGGCCAAAGAAAAGCAAAACATTAAAGCAAACACCCCCCTTATCCCCCCACTCATGTGAGAAAGCCTGTCAGAAAAGAAAAGAAACTACTGCTCTCTAGGACTAGGACGGGACTAGGCTGAAAGCAGGGTGTTTCTCTTCTCTCTCATCGGGTAAGGAGTTTTGGTTCTCCAGAGCCGTTGTTATTGGATCATGTGGTACGCATTCACACCCATCCTCAATTCCTAGGAATGAGTAAATGTTGCCATGTTGTAATTCATAGGTCAAGATGTTTTTCAGATGAAAGTACTTTCTAACGGAATAGCTGTATTGGATGGAGATTCCCATATTTCAAAGTGGGTGGAGGATGAGGGGAGATTGGATCACGACCAGAACTCTCTTCCTCTTATTTTGGAGTATATTAAGGAAGGGGATGTGGTGGTGGATGCTGGGGCATTCATAGGAGACCACACGATTGCATATCTTAGGGCATCTGGAAGGACTGGGAAGGTTATCGCCTTCGAGCCTAATCCATCAGCTTACGAGTGCCTGATTCACAACTGTCCGGAGGCTATGGCGTTTAATCTTGGGTTGAGTGACAAGAGTGGGGAGTTAAAGATGGCTATGGATGTGAATGCTGGTGCATCTCATGTGGGGGATGGAAATCAATCCATTAAGGTTATTGCGTTGGATTCAATGCCATTTCGCAGGTTGAATTTTATTAAGATTGATGTGGAGGGAATGGAGTTGAAGGCACTGCTCGGTGCAAAGAAGACCATTGAAGCCCACAGACCAATCATGTGGATAGAGATCAATGTGGGGGCATTAAGCAGACAGGGGGTTGTTCCTTCCCAGATATTTGAGATGCTGAATGGGCTTAGGTATGAATTTGAGCAATATCCAAGCGAGGGCGGGATGCAGTATGATATTCTTTGTTTGCCAAGATGAATGTGGATATTTTTTATAGAAGTTATTCCCAGGACTTCAACTGGTTGGCATTGTCTCTTCTATCAGTGAAGAAGTATGCTCATGGGTTTGGCAAGGTTCATGTTGCTATTCCTGTCTCGGAAATTGGATTGCTGCCTAAATTTGATGGGGAAGTTCATCTAATTGAGCCAAAGGCTTCTGACGGATACATGGATCAGCAAATCACCAAGCTCCATGCGGATGATTTCTGTAAGGGGAAGTATGTGATGCACATGGATTCAGATTGTATTTTGAACAAGGATGTGAGTCCGATGGATCTGTTCTTGGACGGGAAGCCTGTTTATTTGCGCGAGGATGGCTGTGTGAGTCCTTGGATGGATATTTCCGCTAGATCGTTAGGGTGGAGGGATAGCTACGAGTATATGAGGCGTTTACCGATTGTTTTCCCTCGGTGGCTGTATAGGGAGTTTAGGGCATTCATGGCAACCAACACAGGCATGAGCATTGATAATTGGATCTGCCAGCAGAATGGGCATGAGTTTTCAGAGTTTAACACGATGGGTCAATGGGCATATCGGCATCATAGGGATGAGTTCACTTGGATGGAGCCAAGGGATTGGCCTTCGTTTTGTAAGCAGTATAGGAGTTGGGATGGATTGGATGAAGAGAAGAGAGCAGAGATTGAGAGAATCCTTGCAGATCAGAATGCTGAGATCTAATAAACAAGCATTAAACTCTCTTGACATTATTCAAGAATATTAGTAATCAGTAGGGCTAAATGGCTTCTCTCACCTTCTCGCAAGCTAAAACTCTTTTAGCTCCATATGTTACGAGTCAAGGGGCATCTGACCCTGTGGTTGCTTCTGCCATTAACTTTGTTAACGAAAGGTTTATCACTTCCGGTCAGTGGAAGGGAAACAGATTTATTCATTCATTTAGCGTGAGCGTGGATGGAAATGGGAACTATTACTTTGACACTGTTCCCGGCATCGAGAGCGTGATGAAGGTGTTGGCTATTGACTCTAGCAACCAAGGAGAGATCGTTGATATTATGAGCGATTGGTATCCTTGGAATGATGGCGGTCTAGGATTCATGTCTGCATCTTATGCAGGGGACACCCAGATTATAAGGCAAGGGCAAACTCCAGCCTCTGCTCTTCCTAGCGACTCTACTGCTGATACGCAGCGGTATAGGGTGGTTGGAAGGGTTCCAGAAACTCGCACGATGTATTGCATTGTGAGAAGGGGGTATGTAGTGCTGTCTGGAGACAACGATCTTCTTTTGCCCTCTAACCGGAATGCCTATCGCTATGGAGTGCAAGCATATAACTACGAGAATGTGAATGAGCTTGAGAGGGCTAATGTTTATTGGGATCTTTCATACAAGTGCTTGAATGATGAAACCACTTCCTACGAGGAAGGGGACGCAAACCAAGTGGACATCCAAACAAAAGCATTTGCACCTTCACTTATTCAAAACCTAATATAATATGGCTGAACCAAACATATACGGAGCAAATTTCCTAAACCTTGATAACCTTCAAAAAACTCCCACAGTGGGTGGGTATGGGGAAGGTCTTCAAAACTTTGGTGCTGGAATGAAAGGAGATTTCCTAACTGGCTCTGTTGGACTTTCTTCTGAGAGTGGCCCAAGCCCAACAACCACAACGACCTCAGGTAAGCCTTTGTCTACTAGAGACGCACAGAACACGGCGCAAGGTGCAAAGGATGAATCTAACAGCATGGTAAAAGCAATGGAGGCAATTCAAGCAATGTACACACCTCATGGGGGTAAGCCATTTGAAGGATCAGAGGAAATAAGTGTTAAGAGAGATATTTATGGTCGTCCTTATACCACATTCAGCACAGTTCCCACTGAACACCGTGGACTAACCGGAGATCCTCAAGGGGGAATGGCTCTTAGGAATCCCACTTGGCATGGGCCTCATACTTACGACGAGGGTTCTGAATACACTCGTAATATGAGGGCTGCAACTGAACGTGCCGCTGCAACTGAATTACCTAAAATACGAGAAGAGCAATCCATAAGGAACCAAAAAATTTCTGACATGGGTTTTGATCCCAAAACTAGAGAAAGTAGAATTTGGGATATGGGGGTTGACCCCAAAACTGGAGAAAGTAGAATTGATATTGGTTCTGGAATTATTGAGTCAGAAAATATAGATTATGATCCAACGGAAGAAAGAAATAAAATTCTTTCTGAAGGGAGTAAGACTGGATATATAAGGGCGGCTGAACTTCCTAAAGCTGGAACCCTAAGAGTCATGTCATCTGATTACGGAAAAGGATATTCAAGTCCAACAGGAAGTAATGTCAATGCTCTGAGGAAAAAACTAGGATTATAATATGGCACAAGAAGAATCAGCTCGCACAATCTCTACTCGCACAGCAGGTGGCTCTCCATACCTTGAGGCATATGCTGGAGGTGATGCCATCAAATACCGCGAGGGAATGCTTAACGAGACAATGAAGGCAGCTCAAGAAGACCGGGATAAAAGGGCATTTGAGCTTTCAAACCTAAAAGAGGCTAGACTGCAAAAGCAACAGGATCTTGAACTTGAATCAAGGGTAAAGTCAGAAGCTAGACAAGCAAAATTGGATGAGCTTAAATTTAGATCGGATCAACGAAAAGATGATATGGAAATACAAAAAGCCATTGATGCAGATAGAAAGGAATCAGGTTATACAAAAGTTGCTGGACTAAACCCAAAGTCGCTTGGCTTTAGGGAAGATATTTCCAATGCCATGAAAGACCCTGATGTTGTGTATGCGCTTGGCAAAACTGGTGGATCTTCATTGCTCTCAATAAAGCAACAATTGATGAAAGAGCATCAAAATTACGCAGATGGTATACAATGGAGTTTACGCAACGCAGGATTACCAGACAACCCATACAATACAAATATCGTAAAGAGAGATCCAGAAACCGGAGAGCATATTTGGAATAAAGAGTTTGACGACACGCTTCAACAAGGTTATGTAAACCTTTCCGCTAAACAAAAAGCACAAGACGAAGAAAAGGTTAAGCAGGGTTATATTAAACAAAGAATAACTGAATCTGACGGAAAAGAGCGTGATGTTTGGATTATGCCAAAACCACAGCCAGAAGTTCCTGCTGGAATGGCCCCGACTTCAGTTCGTAAAGATGGAGTTACTTACTCTGTCCCTAAACAATCCATTGCACAAACAATGCTTGATATTAACAAGTCAATGGATGGAAGTCAGCAAGCCGTTAAACCAGATCAAACTCCTGTTCCTTCTGCTACGCCACCTGCATCACAACCACAAAACAATCCTTTAACAAAAGATGCGCTTAATTCTTTAGCAGACGAGCTTGGCCCCAATGCCACGAAGGAAAATCTAATGGACTTGGCTCGAAAGAGGGGCTATACATTCTAGCCTATCATGGCTGACATATTTGATGAAGTTTTATCAGAAAGAACAAATGCCCCCAAGGGAGACATTTTTGATCAAGTATTGCTAGAAAGACAAAAACAAGGAGGTGAACAAAATGCACAAAATCAGCCAAAAACCAACTCGGATCGCAATGCGGGACGAGAAGGCAACCAACAAATCCAACCTTCCAATGAAGGCGGGATACAAGCCAATGGTGAACCCAGTTCCTTGTACCTCGGCGACCAACGGAAAGCCCCTGGGCAAATAACAGGAGAAACCAATGAAGGACTACAAAAAAATGAAACCTATGGAACCCAAGCCAAAAAAGAAGGGCAAGGGATACGAGGCCAAGTCCCTACGGGGAACCAAGAGGAAGTAAAACCACAGGAGACAGGCGTTCAATCCGCCTTCTCCAAAGTTAGGGATTTCGGAGCCGAAGCATTAAGTTCCATCGGTCAAGGCATTTATGGATCTTTGTCTGCTATTGCTAGAACAGAACCAGAATACATTGAGCTTCCGTCTTATGGAACAAAAGTAAAAAATCCTCGCTATCAAGAAAGCAAAGACCTTGTTGATTTCTTTGAAAGGCAGAAAGCAGGAGCAGTAGATGTGGAGGCGTTGGGAGCAAAGCCGATAACTGGTATTGCAAAGACTGCCGCTGATGTTACTGGAGGTCTCTTAAAGATTCCAGCGCAAATAGCAACCGGGCCTCTTGGAATGGCTTCTATGATTGGAGAGGCATTTGGATCTCACAAAGATGCCGTTTACCAGAAAGCAAAACAACAGGGGATGTCGGATGAAGACGCTCTAAATAAAGCAAACTTTGAAGCAACTGCATCTACCGCTGCCACGCTTCCTCTTTACTATGTTGGAGGAAAGGTTGCTGGAGTTGCAGCAGATAAACTTGTTTCTGAAGCTGCGCCGCAACTGGCAAAAGCGGCGACCAGATTTGGATTAAATGCAGTCGCAAACTCTGTTGCATCATCTGCATCTCGCGGAGTTACTGCCGCTCTTGCTGGCGAGAACATTGCAGACGCTATGAAAGATGTGAATGTACCAGGATTAATCCAAGACATTGCATTTGCTGCACAATCAACTGCCACCCACTTCCAAGAACAAGTTACTAAAGGAAATGGCAAAGAAGCGGCTAGGGACTTGCCAGATCATGCGCTTGAGCAATTTGCCCAAGATCCTAACTATGCAGATGTCGTTGCCCCAGAGGTTAAGGCTAGAGCAGAGAGTAGGATGGCACAGGAGGCAGAGAAAACCAATTTACCAGAAACGGCAAAAGCTC